AGTACCAAGGCTGGCAGGAACAAATGGGGAATACATCCCAAAGTCCATATGCTACTAGAAGTAAGTCTAGTAAAATGAACTTTAACTTTAGCCCTTACAAATTCCAGCAAGGACAGTAGTTATCGAATTGTTTGGCCAATGTTAATTAAGTTAGCATTGGCAATATTATTTCGCTTGGCAAGATCACCTACGCTTACGCCCATGCGACTAGCAATTGCAGAAAGTGTATCTCCACCTTTAACTGTATAAGCAGTAGATGCAGGTGCAGATTGAAGTGGTTGAGCTGTAGGATTTACTTGTAATGGAGTGGACTTAGGTCCTCCCATCGTGCCTCCAATATTCAAACCTTCTTCACCAGCTCCTGTATAAAAATTGAGATAATCAGGTACATTAGCTGCCACTCGCATAACTCCTTCAAGTTTGCCTTGTCCTGTGTCAGCTCCAATTGCATCGCTAAAAGCAGAAGACATTGCTCCGTTTAAATTATCTAAATATTCTTCAGGGTTAGTAGCTCTTGAAGCATTAAAGTCATAGCGTTCTTTAGGATCAATTGATGTAGAACCATCTGAATTATTCTTTGCATTAATGCGGCCAGCCACAAGACCAGATAACTTGCTGGGATAATCATCATAATCTACAGCAACATATCCATCTTTATTAGGACGTACACCTCTAGTTATTGCATTATCAATAGCTGTTTTAAAACTTTGCTGTGTTGCTTTGGAGTAATCTTCAGGATTAAATTTCCTATTATCACCAGACAGCGAACGAGTACCCATGTCTGCTGCATCAGCAAAAACTCCAGTGGGCAAACCTAAATTATCACCAGCAAACCTAAGTCCAGCAATTGCAGCCTGTGCTTGAGGGCTTCGCAATACAGGACGCAATAAAGCTTCAGTAATATTAAAACCCATTATGTTGCAAGCTATTTATTCTTTAGTTTAACACCTATCAAGCCGGTAGCCATCAGTTGTGCAGATAAAAAGCCCCAGTATGAAAGTGTATTTGCATTATTACGATGTATCTCCGCAGACTCTTTTAAATGTATATCACCAGTTCGCAAATACTCACGGTAATAATGCAGGGCCATGGGATATTCTCCACCATGTTTTGTTTCTCCCCAGAAAAAATACCAGCCTAAAGATAATGTACCAGTAAATCCACCAAGCAGTACCATTGATGTAAAAATGGCATTGATAAATTTGTTTCGCATTTGAAAAAATAAATGAACAAAAATAAACACAGGACCCGTTAGGGTCCTACTCAGCTGAACGTCCAAAGTCAAATTCAAATATAGCTCCTTGTAGAAATGGCTTAAGACAGAAGAGTTCTTCTTGATCCATTTCTCCTTGACCAGTCCATTTTTCTAATGTATATGACACAGCTGAATGGAGCGCACGAATAGCACGCTCATCAAATACACATGATACTGATGGTTCATCCATAGATATTATTATATCTAGTGAGTAGCCGCCCAGTTCTCACCATGGTCAGCAGATGCAGCCATTGGTACTCGCAGGTTGTAGTACTTACCAGCCTCAGGTGCTGCTGCTTCTAACAACCGTTTCATTCGATCAACCTCAGCAGGTACTACAGACATCTGTACTTCATCATGTACGTAAGCACAGCGTGTGTAGTCGCGGTCATAGGTAAGTCCCGCATCATCTAACATCTGCTGTCCAATTACCACCCATCGCTTGGAGATGATTGCTCCGGCAGACTGAAGTAAGAAGATGGGACTACTGTGCTCAGCACGACAGAATATAGGACGCCCATCAAGGCCCCTAAGACGACCAGTTGAGCGAACTTTAAGTTTAACTGCATCTACTAATGGCTCCAATCCAGGGATAGCGTCAAGGAATTTGCGGCGGAGTTCACCGCCAAGTGTTTTCTTCTGTGCATCTGACAGCTCAGGCTGCAGACTATGGCCAAGCTTTACGTCACCTGCACCATATATAAACGCATACGTGAGCGTCTTGACTTGTGTACGTGTACATCCAACACGGTCAGCATTCTGCTGGTGGATGTCACCGTTGACAACAACTTCAGCGAAGGAGCCCTGGTCAAAAGCGGCTAGATAGTGCCCTAACAGGCGCAATTCGAGTCCTTCAAGGTCAGCTCCGACCATTACATGACCAGGGTGTGGAACAAATAGTTCACGTGCCCACGGTGCACTTACCACCTGCCCCAAGTTGGGACCCCGATGCACATTTCTAGATGTTTGAGTAGCAAGAATGCAGCTGTGGTGGATACAGCTATCCCCCTCAATAGAGTTAAACCAAGAGTTGGTTCCCTCGGATAGCTGACCAAGCCACTTCTGTAATGTCAACAAACGGATAAACATCTCACATTCGTCATGCAGTTGCTGATTGCCAGTAGACAATGCAATGTCTCTTACTTCTGAGAGAGTTGCCTCATCAACTTTTGGCTTACCAGTCTCAGTAACTTTAGTGAAGCGTGCACCACGAAATGTTTGCAAAGCCCAGACAATATTTAGGCGTGACGTAGGGTTGAAGTCAGTCAAGCGCGTCATAGAAGCACCTGCTACATAGCCTTTCTTTTTATCAGCACGCTTTGGAGTAAATACCTTACCAGGTACGTACAGATAGATAGATTTGATTTTAATTGTTAGATCATCAAACTCTTGCTGCAGTTTTGTGCGTACACGTACAGCAGCCTCAGTATCAAATCTAAATCCACTTGCTTCCTGCTGAGCCATAAGCTCGGCCATCCGCATTTCAAGTGCAACGTAATCAGGCATCTTTTTCATCATCCTTGTTGAATCCAAACGTAAGTTCTTTCTCTTTAGCCGCCCTGTCTGCTCGGTTCTTGTGTCCAAGCTTTGCTACAGACTCCATAACCTTGAGACAGTCTTCTGTAGTAGAGCCATCAGGCATACGTGTGTGAACAATGTTAAAGAGCGGAAAGAAGATCTCCGCTGCCTCTGTCATTTCTTCAGAGTTGAGTGGATCTGATTTCTTAGGAATAGTCATTCATTCTCCTTTGCAATAGTTCGTATAGCTTTACTGTTACTTTTGTATCTTGGATGCAATAGTCAAGCATCTCAGGAGTGTAAGTAGACCAGTCATTACTGGTGTTCTTAGCAAAGTCTCCTTTGAAGCACTTTAATCTATAGCCCCATGCTTCTAGGCTATGTGAGCCGTAGAGCCTTTGTGGCATTCCAATAGGTCTTCTTTCAAAATCTCGCTCACTAATGTGAGGATAATACAAGCGAGACAAAGTAAGTGTGTCAAGGTAAGAACCTCTTGGTGCAAACTCTGGAAACTGTTCTTTAAGAAGTGGTACATCATATCCCAGAATATTGTGGCCAATAAGAACATCAGCTCGCTCAAGGGCTTTAACCCCTTGAATAACTGCACGTTCTGGTTTGTAGTCAAAGACTTCTGCTTCTTCTACATTAGCGATATCGCGAATCACAATACAGTGAATCGTAGAACCGACACGTAGTAAGCCAGTACTTTCAATATCAAATAATAGTTCAGTTGTCATGGATTGTTTCTACCGCTGGTTTATCTGTGGATGGATCTGGATATAATTTTTTATCAATTTTTCTATTGGCATGTTTGTTAACCGAAAGCCTAGGATCCTCATCTTCAAAATGAGGTTCAATAGCAATGTCTAGTTCACGTGCCAGCCGTGCTGCTCTACGGAATTCATCCTTGTAGTATGGCTCCCAGTCAGACGCAAGTACAACAATCTTTCTAATGCCCATGATGTGCGCCTGAAAAACAGATGCAGAGAAGGGGTATCGCGTTGAGTAAATAGTTGCACCAGTCATAGGAGTTCCGCGCTTGCATGCACCAGCAATGGCATAACAAACAGGATCTATTTCTACGTGAGAGTCCGTTAGGAGTGAGCGTCCATCACCCATGATCTCTCGATCACGAACGATGACACACCCACCAGGACATGATGGATGTGTTGAGGCAGCGCCAACAGCTTTAGCAATATCAATGAAATGTTGCTCCTTGTTTTTTATATAAGTGGGATCACCTTTGGGTGCTGTCATATCACATTTAAGAGTCGATACTCTTATATTAGGTAGTGAAACATATGATTGCGGATACATGGATTACATCAAATTTACTAAGGACATGGAAGAATATAATGATTGGAATCGTCTCGATGGTAAGCACTCGATCAATGATGCGTGGTTAGATTTTGGAACTACCGATCGTGTGCATAGTCCAAGTCATTACACAGCAGGTAAGCAGGAAGTGATTGATGTCATCGAAGACACCATCAAGAATGCACCTGATGTAACGCGAGGGATGCTTCAAGGACAAGTAATGAAGTACCTTATGCGCCTATGGCTTAAGGACAATCCGCTTGAAGATGCTAAGAAAGCACGTTGGTATCTTGATCGCCTGATTAGCAAGATGAGTTAACACCTTACAAATTTAAATATTCCGTTCTCACAAGTAAGAGTCTCATGTTCTTGCTTGTGCTCTAGTAGTTTGTTGATGATATGAGCAGAAGCAATAGAAGTGTGCTTGAACTCAACTGTAATGCCTTGATCAAATCCTGGCAACTCTGGGTCATACCATTTAACAGGACGTAAATATTCCCATGGGTCTAAGCCCTGAGAAACCCATGCATTCAACTCTTCTAATCGTTGTGCAGTTTTAATGATATGAGCTTCGTGGGCAATTTCAATAGGCACAGACTTGAATTCGTTATTGCTTAGCAGTGCATGCTTCCACATCAATGAACCATCCTTGTGGATCAAACGACATGGATGAACACGACTACCAGATGGCATCATATAGAAAGCATCAGGAGATATATGCCTACTCATTACACGTCTCCCCTATGCTCTTCGTAATGTTCTAGGTCTTTGAACCAGTTATCACCAGCATACTCATTGTATATAATCCTACCGATGTCACGGAAGGTGTTATGGAATAAAGTGACCTTATCAATATCACTAATGGTTGCATCCAAAGGTGGTCCATAGATTAATACATTCCAGGTTGAAGGGCAAACTGATTCAAAGCCCTTAGAAGTAGCTCGAAGTTGTTTAATGCGACGAAAAGGAATACAAACAGGATAATCCCATATAACCGGAGTCGCTCTGACGATTTCTGATGCACTAGTAAAAAATACAAAACTGTTTATATGGTTATTGCGATACTCGTTAATGGTTTTGTTTAACCACACTCGTGTATTACGCACTGCACCCTTAGGTGCTACCCATACATTCCCATGCCAATGTTCCTGGAGTGGGTTGGTCTCCAACGATGGAACAGACGTTGCATCTACCAATACCTGCTGAACAGGATCAGATGTTGGGTCATAGTCAATAGAGCCCATGACTTGACGAGCTCTTTCGATTAATTGAGGTGTTGGATAAAGAGGTAGTTTTAAACCACTCTCTTTAAGCTTAGCTTGTAAATTCTGCTGCGAGCGCTCGGAAGCCTTCTTGGCTCCCACCTGCTTCGACTGCAAATGTTCTTGTTCCAGCATCACTGATCAAGGTAATTAGTACATTTTTTGACCAGTCATTCTCATCAATTTCTTCCAGCAGTTTACGCAGGAACTCAACTACATCGGTGTCTTCATTCGCTTCTGCAGCATTAATATCTGCTTCTAGTGAAGTGCCTGACATAAAAGTAGTAGAGTCGTTGCACAGATTAATTACCAGTGACCCTGCACCTTCTGCAAGCACTCCATTTGAAGCGATATTAATTAAATCAGTAAGAATCAGTTCAGCAGTAGCAGCAAGAAACTTTTGCTCTTGCTCCTTCTCCTCTCCGAATTTGTCTGAATGAATTAATTGTTGAAGTAGATCTGTACGTCTAGACATAATGTAATGACTCTTTCAATAGGATAAGTTAATTAAAACTCTGATGTGGGATCTTCATCATTAGTTTCGTGATCTTCTGGTTGTTCAAACAAGCCTGGAGAATCAGGTTTCGTCTGACTGATGTGACGTCCGTTAAGCATATCTACCATGACAGCTTCAAAACGTTCATCAAACATTGAGTTTGGATTAAGGATCAGATCTTCCCGTTGATCCAGTCCTTCAGACATAGCAATCTTCTCCTGCTCTTTCACTGCTTGCTGGATCATATACTCAGCAATTTGTTGCCTTAGTGTATGCAACTCACATGCGAGCTCGAAACTTTCTAGATAGCTATCGTGGTCTACAAATACCCCAATATTTTGAGGAATAAGATGGAAGGGATTACAACAATACTTGTTCCCACAAGTAGTTTTAACACCAGTAAATCCGAGATCACCCCATGTAAACCACATCGCAACACGTTGAGGATGGTGCTGTGTCGATGATGAGATGCCATGCCTTCTCCATGCAAATTGAGGTTGCTTTGTTCTTTTGTTTATGCATCCGTTCCATTCCCAGCATTCATCTGGATCAGCCATGTCTACTAATGACCAGAACCTAAGAGCTTTTACTCGATTCTTTTTTAGTAACTTGGAAATATCAAAGGACATTCGCCCTTCACGTGCACCAGCTACGCAGCGAACACAAGCCTGGTGGCTGTCATAGCGCATGCTGTGGGAAGAGAATCTCCCAAGGGAATGTCCTGAGTAAAGGCAAAGCTCTCCCTCCTCAGCTGTATTAGACATCTGTTTGACGCGCCTGCCATAAGCATGACCGCCAACTTTTTTAGAAGGTTGAGCCTCAGCCATTAGAAAGATCCCTCAGGTTTTACATATGTCCCACCATGAGGTGGGTATTGATCTTCAGTGTCAAGTGATTCGAGTTGATTATTAATCATGTACTCATAACGAGTGGAGTTCTCATATTTAATTCGAACTAGTTTTGAGCTTGGGGTGTAATACTCTGGTTGTCCAACAACCAAAGCATTCATCCCATTAGTTTGCACACGGACACGCAGCCCAATTTTGATATCGGAAGCAAGCATATTAATACCTTATATATTGTTTAGTTTAATTAGAAGTCGTTCAAGATATGGGATTCATCTAAAGGATCATCTTTTGGACGTTGCCAAATACGTATCGATTTAGATTTACCATTAGCGTCTTTCCTGCTTGTTACCAAACGACGCCACCCCATTGACTGAAGTACATCAGCAACACGGCGTCCTTCACGACGTGACTGGTTGCGAGGGTCAAGCTCCAGTGCATGTGTAAGCACATCGGCTGCAGTGACCTCCTGCTTGATTGAAACGTAAGCTCCAATCTTGTCTAACCAAGGATCTGGGTCGCCAAATTCTTGGATGTATTCAGAGATCGCAGCAATCTCACCACTGTTGAATTCATATCCAACGCCGCTACGGTAAGCATGTACCGCCGCTGCCCATAGACTATCTCGTTCTTGCTCTAATTGCTTCCAAGGAATCTGAAATCCTCCTGCAATTTCTAGTGGAACGAATCGTCTATTGCCAGTACTGTCAACAAGGAATTGATTCCTATTGGTAGTGCCAATCATCACAAAGCGACGTGGCAACTTCGATGGGAGTGATGCATATGGATAACGAACCTCATCCACTCGACTTGTGATTAGGTTCTTGAAGTTCTCAATGTTCCTGACATTGAAGTAATTATCGATCTCAGGTAACTCAAGCAACCATGCCATATGCAGGCGGTACTGCTCTTTCATCAGAGTCTCCAAGGGGATGGTGATCTCTGCGAACAGGGCATCAGGTACCAAGTTTCTTGCAAACATGGACTTACCTACACCCTGAGCACCCACAAGAATGGGTAGCCAGGACATGGATGCACCTGGGTTGTAGGCACGAGCTACTGCACCAATCATCATGCGTTGCATGGCAAGAGTTGCTAGCTGATGCTTGTTACCTAGGAAGACTTCTCCAATACGGTCCCAATCTTTATGCGGGATCGCATGTGCTGCACAACTATCAAGGTACCGAGTGATCGGGCAGTAACCATTTTTACCTGCTGCGTACTGAATAGCTGACTTGATACGCGGCTCAGGAATGAAGACCCCGTACTCACAAGCAAGCTTGGTAGTCATGATGTCTAGGTCATTACCTTCGAGCTGAACAACTTTCCCGTTGGGGTCGTCATACTCAATGGCATTCGTAAGTCTGTTCTTACGTAGACCAGTCAAGATTGCTTTGACTTTATCTACGTCAGCCTCACGTTCTTTGGCAGCATCATCACTGCTTTTCTTTGGTCGTCCACGTTTGGCAACCTTTTTGGAATCCGGTAAGGGTTCCGGTTCAAACTGCATAGTTTCTCCTTTTGCTTGTCGTATAACCTCTTCAAAACTGACCAAAGGATCAGTCTCTGTATAACCAACTGCTCCACCAGATGCACCAAAGCGCACATCACGGGGAAGCTTACTAGTCCAATTAGGATCTTGCTTTTTTGCAAGCGAATACAGTTTAGTATGCCCAGCATATTTGCCGAGACCTTTCCACTTAAACGCACGAATGTTTTCTTCTTTGTGACCGTGGTGGCCACGAATGACCCAGTCAACCCAGTCATCAAACAGAACGCCACCTACACCAGCACAAGCTGCCATGACAGGCACGTAGTAAGACTCGTACTCATCGTCGTCAGACGGACGTAGGAACTCTCGAAGGAGCCACTGACATCGCCTTACGTCAATATCCTCACAGTCTGAATGTACAAACTCTGTAGGTTCGTCGTAATCAATGTCAGTCAGTAGGAATTCAGGTACCAATGCACCATCATTAAGACGATGACGGGTAGCTGTATTGCCATACCAAAGGCGCTCAGGCTTTTGTCCACAGTTATCTTTGAGATCATCGAGCTGCAGATCGGCAAGCAAACGGTTAACGATTAACCAGTAAGCACCACGATGCTGTCTAGAAGATTCAAGATCAATTTCTAATGCAAAGATCGCACGGAATCTGTGCTCTTCTTCTGTGTGACTTGCAGAAGTATAAGTAGCAAGGCACCACTCTTTAGCAGTTGTGGTTTCCCAAAACTTATCAAGAGTAGTGTCGCCATCAAAGTCAATGACAATGATGTTGCTACCAGCTGCATTATCTGCACGCCTGTGTCGATCAATAAAATGAGTGGCGCACCAGCCGTAGCCATGCTCCACCCATCCAAGTAGCCAGTCAATGCTGACTAATACATTTGACCAACCACGAGCAACCAGTTGTGGGTTGCTTTTATTTTGGCAGTTCTTATTGACTGCTATCTTCAGTATCTTTTGCACTCTCCATCTCATGAAATTGTTGGGCTCTTTTCAAAAACTTTGCTTCGAATCTGTCCAGCTGATCGGTATCTATAAAGATACCTTGAGAGGTTTCTGGAGTAGAGACGATAATCAAAGCTACATCACATTTATATCCTGTTCGTTCAGCTAACGCGAGGCGGTATGCCGCCATTTGCTGAGCGCACTTTTGATACTTCCTAAATCCACCAAAACCTAAGCGGTCTCCTTTCTCAGGAAACACAGCAGAGTAAGGAGCGTTACTGGTTTTAAAGTCAGCAATTATCTTTACCCCACCTATCTCTCCGATCAAGTCAGGACAACCAGCGTACAAATGTTCTGTTGACCAGACATATGCAACTTCGCGATCATCGCTTCTGAGGTGATTCCAGTCAGGACGCAAAGGACGTTCCGACCAATGAAGTGTATCAAACCAATCTAGGTATGGTGTGATTCCATTCCAGAAGTCTTGATATTCTTCAGAAACTCCGGGATCTAATCCACGGAGATAGTTTTCACAACCAAGGTGAATAGCAGAGCCACGAGTTGAGGCTGCTTCTAATGCACCAGGGTTGTTCTTCTGCCAGTTACGTAAGCCAGCCTTAGCCTTTTCAGTTTCTGTAGCAGACAGGACTGTTGTAACCGAAGGCATATACAGACCTGAACAAAGGTACTTTCTATAACCGCTCGGAGTTTGTATCCGATACGGCTTATCAGTAGTCACCCTCTTCTACCTGCTCTTGAAAGTTCTGCGAATACGTTGCGCCTGTATCTGTAACAGTGGTTTGCTCCTGAAACATGGCATACAGTTGCCCCACTGCGTTACCTACTGCTTCTGTTACCTGTCCAATTGCTTCAACACGCTGAGTCATAAACGAAACTTCGTTCCTCATATCTGCAACTTCTTGACGCAATGCAATGGTGTGATCCATCAGGGAAGGCACTTTTGGAAGGGGCCTTGTTGCTAGTGGTCGTTGCGGAGCATCGGGTACAACGGGTTCAGCAGGAACGGTTGCTTGTGCTCCTGCGATGATCTGTGCAATACGCGCCTGCATTTCAGGTGGCAAGTTATCCATATTTGAATTAGTCATTAGAATTCAGTTTCCTCTTCTACTTTTTTAGTTGCAGTTGTTGTCCCTACATGGGCTCCACGTTTGTCGGTTCCACCAGCAGGAAGACCTTTCTCATCGACTTGTTTGCCATCGAAAGGATCCTTGCCTTCAAAGAAATTAGGAAGCCAGATGGTGTCCTTCTCTTTGTCCCAAGTTGACTTAATTTTATCTGGCACCTTACGGACCTTCGGTAGGATGCTGTATGTAGTTTCCAGACCGGCTCCCTTGCGGCTAATCTTAATTGAAAAATTAGCAAGTCCGTCTTCTGTCCAAGTGTAGTCTTCAATTTCTTGAAGAATTTCTGTGAGCTGTTCTCTAAGTGATTTTTGTTCAATGAAAAGTACCTCTAAACGACCGCGAGCTGCACTAGTGCCAACCCAAGCGAGGAATCGCCGGGGCTTGACATAAGTTCCATCGATTTTTGGTCGATCGGGCTTGGACCAATCGGTCTCTCGTGCGATGTCTTCGGGCTGCCCAGGATGAGTGCGAGTAACAACGTAGCCGTTGAAACGCAAATCACCAGTCTTAGCATCACGGCATTCGGATGCGTACTGCCAACCCACGATTGCGTGTCCCGTTTCGTAGCAGCC